TCTTGCTCAGTCATACTTCCTCCACTTCAACCACGTCATCAATTTCTGTAATGGTGTGCGGTAGTTTATTTACATCGCATACATTTAGGTCGCACATGTCTAAAACTTGTTCGTTGCTTTCTGCTTCAACAACGGCTTCTACTAAACAGTAAAAACGTGCTATATATTTCGCCATGATTTCCTCCTAGAAAGGTTTTCTAATTACTCGGTCACAAAACGCGGCGCGGCGTTTGCACCATTCTTTATTTTTTTGGCCGCTCGCATTAAGTTCTGCGATAGCCCATTGTTCCTTGGCATCTTGCAAGTCGCCTTGGCGTTCACTTTTTGCGGCTTTTTCGCTGTAATATTTAAAGCGGTTAAACTTGTGGATATTTTCCATTTTTTGTTTCCTTTTATGGTTGGTTAAAACTTATTATGAACGCCCCTTAAATTAGGGTTTAAAGAGCGTTTAAATAGGCTTTATTCCTGGTCTAATATGCCCACCATTAGGCTTAGAATTACCCCGGCAATCAAATAGGAAACCGGGTTCAATGCCCAGGCTGGCATTATTTCGCCTCCTGTTCAAAAGGGGTGATCACAAAATCTTCCACACCGGTTTTAATCGTTACACCAGCCACCGTTGCGGCTAATTCAGGCTCATTTAACATAGCCTCTTTGTTGATTTCTTCCTTGGTGCGAATAAAACGAACCAGGCCTAACGTGTGCAAACTTTCAATCACGCTCTCTGTGCCGCGAATACCGACTGACGGTGGACGTTGTCGCCATTGCACTTCACCGGTATTGAAAGTGCCTGTTTTGGTTTTGCCGTTTAATGTCAATTCATCGCGGCGGCTTTCACACCAGGCTTGCACCGCATCTTGTTTTGGCGCGAGCTTTTCTTTGATTGCGTTCATTAATGGGGCGTATTCTTCGGTGATTGCGGCCAAGCGGTCGTTTTGTTCAATCGCTAGGCGTTCTAATTCGCGGTTTAAATCGCCGATCTCTTTAATTGCCACTTCCACTTCATCGCGCGTTTGATAACGCACTGCAAAGGTGTCGGTTTTAATTCGGGTTGGTTTTTTTGCCATTTTTTCCTCCTGGTTTTAGTGTAAATAACTGCGCCAAATTACCTTGATGCCTTCGACCATCATTTGATATTCGGCAAAATGCACGCCATCGTTGCCTTGGATATACGCAAGCGCTTGGCCTGTTTTCTCTAATTTCTTAGTTAATGCGTTCGGCTCAATGCGCACGCGCGGTTTGATTTTGTCAAACTCAATGCTTAATACATGCAAGCCCATTTTGTTTAACTCAAACACGCATTTTTGGGTTTGTGATAAGTAACCTAGGGCAATTTTGTTGCAGCCACCAAACACTGGATGTGGTTTAGTTTGCTCGCGCAAGGTGTTGTTTTTTGTAATACTTGTCATTAGTTCGCTCCTTTCATTTGTGCTTGGGCGGTTAAAATTAGGTCTAGTGTGATGACAGTGCCTTGTCCTTTCGCTGTCATGCCGGCTAGGCGTAAATATTGCGTTAAAGCGCGTAAGCCGCCCGCCTTGCCGCCGATGTCATAAAGGACGGTCATTAAATCCTTGTCGGCTATATCAAGCCCCCAGGCTTGCGCGATGGCTTTAATATCGCCTTTTGTGCTAGCTTTAACGCCGCAGTTGTTACCAATTCGTGACCAAAGACGCGCGTATTCATGCGCCTGGTTCACGCCGCCTTGGATGCGGGTGTAAACTTTATCGTTACCAATTAGCGCAAAGCCTACTTCGGCTTCTTCTTGGATAATTCGGATCTCTTCTAACGCGTCGTAAGGAAGGTGGTCGCTTTCATCAATGATGACCAAACCCTGTGTGCCTTTGAGCTTTTTAGTAATTAGGCGTGATAGGCGGTCTTTGCGGCGGGGGGCATCGTTAATGCCTAACTCAAGGGCTAACTCATACAAAATACTGCTTAATGTTGCGCGTGCTGGGCTTGCGGTAATCATCCACACGTTTTGGTTGGCTTTTTTATATTCTTGGCATGCTTTTGTTTTACCCACACCGCTCGCGCCGTAAACGGTCACCATGGTTGGCAAAATCTTGGCCATATCTAACGCTGAAAACACTTTCTTGGCGGTCGGAATTTCGATAAAGTGCGGTGCTTCCACAAACACTTTTTCTTTTTTCTCGCGGGTTGAAAGCCAGTTTTTTAATGCAACTTCTACGTTTTCAACGTTCCCGGTGTAAGTGCCTTTTAAATATGCACTCAAAGCCCCGGCTGAAATCCCAGCTTGCGCGGCAATTTCGCGCTGCGTGTGGACTTGGTTATCTAAAAGTTGCNCGATGTTGCCTGTGTAGGTGCCTTTGAGATACGCACTCAACGCTCCGGCGGAAATGCCGGATTGTGCGGCAATGTCGCGCTGAAAGTAGGTTCCGCTGTCTAACAATGGTTTGATTTGTTCAATTAAAGTCATGTTTAACGCTCCTTAAATGCGGCTTAAAGCCCTTTTTCTTCTTTCAGCATGGCTAATCCTTTGCGCCAGCCTTGTTCAAAATCGTTGGTATCTTCATCGTCATCTAATACCGCTTCGTGTTTGCGCACTGCGTTACCTTCTTGTCGGAATAGCTCGATGATTTTCGGTTCTAGCGGTTCTTCTTCCTCGAATTGAGGCTGATAACGCGCTGCTTCTTGTGCATTCATAGTGAGTGTGGCTTTCGCTTGGGCTTTCACCGCTTTCACCATTTGTTTGCGTGCTTTATCGTGTTCGCGGGCTTTCGCTTTATCACCAAATGCCACCGCATCTGTACATTTCGCTTCGGCTAAGAACACGCCATCCAAACCGTAAACCCACACTTTGTTGTGCAAGTCTTGCGGGTCGAATTTCACCACCACCTTGCGGTGCGCTGTGGCAATTAGCTCGCTCGCTAAATAGCGGTTTTTGCGATTATTGACCTTGCCACCAGCTTCTAACTCAAATGTGCCGTCTTTTCTCAATGTAACGGCCTCGCTCATCAACATTAAAAACCGCATTTGTTCTGCGCTTGCCTTGCGAATTTGTGCCTTGGCGTAATCGCGCTCAAACACTTGGCTGAAACTGTAAATGCCTTGGCATATTTCGGTTTGTCTGCCTTCGCGTTCGTTGAAAGTGCGGATGCCATCTTCTATGGCTAAAATAAATGTGTCGTAATCTACGCCGTCTTTCCCGCCGTTATAGTTGTCAGGCTTGCTGTAAACATTTTCCCCGGCGTAAAAGCCCGCTAGGCTTGGGTGTTTATCAACTAACTCGCCTAAACCACCGTGTGAAAACGCACGTTCGATTGGTTTTGCTTGCCCGTGGCCTTTGCCAAATTGCACCGATGTCCACAACAATTCGATGCCAAGCATCGGGATAATCCCGGTCACATCATCTTCTTTTACTTTGAAGCGGTAGCGGTTCTTAACGCCACCTGTCATCCATTTGTTTGCCGCTGCGCGGGTGTTATCAATGGTGCATTTTTTCGGGATGCCGTATTTCCAAATCAGATCCATCAAACTTAATCGGATGGTGTCGCTGTTTTCACTTAAATCTACGCGGTAGGCGAGAATTTTGCGGGTGCGAATGTCTTGCCAAATCCAGGTTTTAGGACGGACAATTTCGCCGTTATGCCAACGCACAAATACGTTGTGTTGATAACCATCGCCGTTAATCCACTCAAGGGCTTCAATTTCGGCCACTGTGCGGCGCATTGATGGGTAATATTGCATGACTGCATGGTCACCTTCGCGTAATTGCACTTGCACCAATTTCGGCACTTCTCGCGCGATTTTGCGCTTAATACTGCTCGCAGATGGAATTGACCAGCCGTTTTCGCGTGCAGCGCGTTTTAAACGCTCGTAACAGCTGCCAAATTGCGGGCATTCCGGTCTAAAATAGTCGGCTTTAAATGCCTCCCAGGCTTCTTCTGTGAAGTCTGCTTCTTTGCCAGCTTTTTTGTTGCTGTGTTTATCTAACAATAAAGGAAGCCAATCCGGGCGTTCAAAAGACCGCACTTTGTAATACCAACGTTTGAGCGACCCTTTCGCGATTTCATACTCGGAAGAAACCGCATCAAGCGCCATCATTAATGCCACGTTGTTTCTCACTAAATCGTCTAGCTTGTGCAGTGGGGCGAGTTTCGCTTTTGCTTCTTCCTTTTGTTTATCGGTCGCTTTTTCATAAGGCTTCCAAATAACTTCCGGTAGGTAGTTGAGTTCTTTTTGAGCTTTTGGAATTTCCACTGCCTGGCTTTGTTTTAATAAGAGTTCTGCTTGGACTTCTTCTGGTAATGAATTAAAAGAGAATTCATAACTAACCCCTTTCACCCCTTCCACCTGTCTAAATTCCCAAGATAGGCTTTTGGCTTTTCGAGTTACATTGCTTGGGCTGTTTGGCAACCCGCCAATACCAGCAAGTTCTTTGGAGTTAAACCATTCTTTCATAATGCCTCCAAACCCTACTCGCGATAGCGGCTAGGCCAAATATCTGAAGGTTTAAGCCCTAATGCATTTGCAATTATCCATTCTCCTTTTGGATATGGTTTATCCAAGGCATTACGAACCGTTGTTCTTGATAACCCGTTCTCAATTCCAAGCTGAGCCAATGAAGTTCCTTTTTTCTCTAACTCTGCTCGAATATCTGCGCGATGCATGTCAATAATTCTTTTTTTTCCTGCCATTTTGTGAGATCCTTGGTTAGTTTTAACACTAGCTCACGAAGTACATTTTGATGTAGTTCGCTGACTATGATTTGAATAATATAGTGAATTCTTTGTGAAATCAACTAAAGAATTCAAAAGAATTCACAAATTTTTCATTCACTTTTGTATGGTTTTGATTTTGAAAGGGTTTTTATTGTCTCCCTTTTAAATTCAAGATGAATTTAAAAAGGTATTGTATGAATTCACAACCTAAACAAGAATGGTTTACTGCTTTTGAGTTAGAAGGGATAGGGAATTTGCCAGGCAAGGCGACCAACATAACCAGGCGTGCAACTAAAGAAAACTGGAAAAAGAAACAGGTTCAGGGAAAGAAAGGGGTGGCTTATGAATATCACTATTCATCGCTCCCACCAGCAGTACAAAAGGAGCTGGGCTTTTATCCCACTGAAACACGAATGATCGTCCCGAATATTACAGAAACAGCAGGGCGTTATATTAAAGAGGCAATAAATAAGGCCACGGAGCTTGTTAGCGTGCCGTTTTATAAGACATTTGCCTCTGCGGGCTTTGGTGCGTTTAATGATGACGTGTATGAACCGGATGATTTTGTGGGGCTAAGCGCGCACTGGTTGCAACAACGCGGCCTTCAAAAGAATAAGCTGGCATTTATTCTAACCTCCGGCGATAGCATGACCCCAACAATCCACCACGGCGATATGTTATTAATCAACCGTGCCGTAACCACGCCGCGTGATGGGCAGATATATGTTATTCGTTCGGGCGATCAGCTTTGGGTTAAGCGCGTCCAGGGTATTCCTGGCGGCATTCGCTTGATTAGTGATAATAAAGAAATCTACGCCCCGATAGAGTTGATGTTTGAAGATAATTCAAACTTTGAAGTGCTAGGCCAGGTTGTTTTTATAGGCCACGACTTAATTTAAAGATTTAAACCTAAATTTAAAGGCATTTAAACCGCGTTTAACGTTTCCCATTTTTAGCGGTTAAACTGCCAATATTTAGAAAAATTTTCTCATTTCATTATTTCTATTTTTTAGCTAATAAAAAAGGGGCTGGCACACCGCCAAGCCCCGTTTTATCTATATTCATCCCACTTATTCCCGAAAATTCCCGCCCAATCCCTATTTGTTTTTATGTTTCTCATATTTAGTGGTTGGGTACA